GTGAACGGGCCGCAATCGGTAAGAAAAGGTTAACAGGTGAATAAATGGCTACAATAAAAGATCTAAACGACAGGTTTATCAAGCTTGACAAGCTCTACAATGAGTTTGGCCTTGACAGTCTAGGTTGTTCCATTAAGGACTACATAGTCCCTGACCGTGGTCGCTTCACTGCAAGCTCAGCTAATCCTACCGATAGGAATGCGTACGCTAGGAACGACCGCAAGTACGTAATTGAGGACACAGGCGAACAAGCAGCCAACTTCTTAGTTGGTGGGTTCATGAGTATGCTCACGCCTAGCACGAGTCCGTGGTTCAGGCTAAAGCCTGCTATGGAAGAGCTTGCTCAGATCAAGAGGGTAGGCGAATGGTACGACGCAGTAACTAAGATGGTGCTAGACGTCTACAACGACACTGACGTGTACAATATTCTGTACAGCACTTATCTAGAGATGATTACGTTTGGTACAGCAGCTCAAATGATTGAGAGCGATGTGCTAGACTCCATTCGTCCAGTAAGCTTTACGTTTGGCGAGTATCGCATAGCTACTAACGGCAAGAACAAGATTGACACGTTTGCGTATCAGTGCTATCAGTACGCCCATGAACTTGCTGACAGGTTTGGAGAGGACGGACTTAGTGAGAACGCTAAGCGTGCTCTTAAGAACAACGAGCCCACTCTGTTCAAGGTACGTTGGATTGTCACACCTAACGATGGACGTCTAGGGTTTACTAGTGGGTCTAAAGACTTTATTAGCGTCTACTGGGAAGCAGACAGGCCTAGCCATGAAGACGGTGCCCTTGAGATCAAGGGGTTTGAAGAATTTCCGCTACAGGTACCTCGTTACTCTACAATTAGTAACGACACCTATGGCAAAGAGAGTCCAGGCCAGAAGCAACTGGCCAACATTAAAATGTTACAGAGCCTCACAGAGGACTATCTGATAGCTATCAAGCGTGTTGGTGATCCACCAATGGTCAGTGACGGCAATCACTCTATGATCAATACTTTACCTGGTGGCCTTACAGAAGCACCTAACAGTGTAGGTGGTAGCATAGGCGTCCGTCCAATGTTTGAACGTGACCCGAACTTCCCTGCTATCAGAGAAGGTATCGAGTACTGGAAGCAGATCATCAACGAAGGTTTCTTCACTCATCTACTGCTGATCATCAGTGGTGCTGAGAATGACAGAAAGACTGCTACAGAGATCATTGCCCGTAATGAAGAGAAGTACGGGTTCTTAGGCAGTGTGCTTAACAGAGTGTTTAAGGAAGTCCTTAAGCCTATGATTGAGCGCACCATCAACATACTCGCAAGAGACGGTATGTTTGATGAGGACGGGCCACTGCCCATGCCGCCTGAGTTAGTCGATCAAGAGTATGACATTAACTTTACTAGTCTGTTAGCGCAAGCACAGGAAGCAATTGGTCTCAATCAGCTTGATAGGTTTATTGAGCGCATGAGCATTGTTGCTGGTATTAAGCCAGAGATCTTGGACAAGATTGATGCAGACGCAATTGCTGAGCTCTACGGTAAGACCGTTCCTACTAAAGCACTGCTTGACACTGAACAAGTTGAAGAGCTTAGAGCCATCCAAGCCCAACAACAGGCTATGGCACAACAGATGGCGATGCTTGAAAGCACTAGCGATAGTGTTAACAAGTTAGCAGGCGCTGACACAAGTGGTGAGAACGCTCTCACTGATATGGCAGCAGCAGAGGAGGCAGGAGGATTATAGGAGGTACTGCAATGATATGTAGTAAGTGCAACGAAAGGGTTGTTATTACGCGACCTAAGTGCTGGAAAAAGCTGTGGGATAACGACACCATAAGCGTATGGGAACGCTACAATAGCACTGTTGAGATGTGTTCATGCAGAAAAGTAGAGACACGTGTTGCTGAGTACAGTGTGAAGCAATTGCCGATTGGCAAGAGTGTAAAGCTTGTCAACCTAGATGGTGCTGTTGGAATCTACACAGTCACAAAGGAGCAGTTGTCAGCTAATTCTGGTGATTTCCCAGAGGACCTGGCTATTAAGGTGGAGGATTATAATGGCTATTAAGCCGGAGGCAATGGATAAGTTTCTCAAGGAGCATAGTGTAGGCCATAGGGCCAAGCAAGCTGCTGAGGACAAAGAAGCGCTACGTCGTAAGGCAGAGCGTATGAAGGAACTTGTAGGTGATCTACTACAAGAGCCTAACGGCAGAGAGTTATGGTACAGCGTTATAGCTGACGCTGAAGTACTGAAGCTCAACGCCATGACTGGCAACTCACAGAGTTTCTACATACTGGGACTCAAAGAGGTGGCTACCAGAAACATGGAGTGGGTCAAGAAGTTCCACTTCAAGGAATGGCTCCTAATGGAGCAGGAAGCGTACACAAGACGATCGGAGGAAGATCATGAGCGAGGCAACTAATCAAGAACAAACTGTGACTGATACAGGCGCACAACAGGGTGACACCGTAACTGCCGAAGTAAAGGGAACAGATACTACTAATGAGTCTACACTGCTTGATAAGAGCACTGACTCAGCGCCTAGTAAGGATACACAGACTGAATCAACTGCGGAAGAACAATCCGCTAGTAAGTCTGACTTGTTAGGTGATATTAAGCAGCCAGCTAGCAAAGAAGAGGCTCCAGAAAGTTACGAGCCCTTCACTCTTGCTGATGGCAAAGAAATGGATGCGAGTGATCAGGAACTCCTGAGTGGCATCATGAAAGAACAGGGACTATCCCAAGAGAACGCTCAACAGGCTGCACTTGTAGCACAGAGCCTCATGGATAAGATGGTTGCTGAGAATGAAGCTGCAATGGAAAAGACCATCCAAGAGAACCTTGCTGCATGGAACCAACAAGACCCAACAGGTGAGCTTACACAATATGCTCGCAATGCTGTACAGGCTCTTGGTGAAGATATGCACGCTCATCTCAAGGATAACGGTTATTTGAATGATCAACGCATCATGTCTATTCTTTCCCAGTTGGGGAAGGCTAACAGTGAGGGTAAGAGTATCAGCGGCAAGCCTGCTAACCAGCAGTCTCGCGCGTATCCTAATACCCCTGAACTATACTCTGATTAAAGGAGTATAACAAACCCATAAGGAATAAATTATGGCAACTGTAGGTACTAACTACGTCACTCTGGCTGACATGGCAGCCCAGACAAACCCAGACGGAAGTCTCGCTAGTAAGATTATCAGCCGTGTCGCTCGTAAGAACGACCTCTTGAGCATCCTGCCTTTTACTAAGGGTAATCGCTCTGATGGTGATCAGATCACTCAGCTCACCAGTATGCCGACTATTGGCTACATCAAGATCAATAAAGCTCCTACCTTCTCTAAGGCTGGACACACCCAGATCACCAACACTGTTGGTATCATCAAGACCCTGAACAAGATTGATCCTGAACTGGCTGCACGCTATCCGAATCCTGAGCAGTACCGTGTTAACAAGGACGTTGCTTTTACTGAAGCTATCCGTCAACAGGTCGCTAGCGACATTATCTATTCTAACAAGGCTACCACTCCTGAGAAGTTCGACGGTATGGCAGTACGTTATGGTACTGTGAACACTGTCCGTAACAACCCTGGTTATTACATGATCAATGGTGGTGGTTCTGGTTCTGACAACCTGACTATCTATGTCGCTAAGGTTGGACCTGAAGGCCTGCACGGAATCGTTGGTAAAGAAGGTCAGCCTGGTCTTACGACTAAGGACAAGGGCACGCAGTGGCTTGATGACGCTGACGGCAATGAAATGGAATGGATGGTAACTGAGTTCCGTTGGGAGCTTGGTATTCAGGTAGCAAATCCTGGTGCTGTCGTCCGTATCTGTAACATTGACAAGTCTGCTCTCGTTACTGAAAGTAGCGCTGCTGATCTTAGCAAGCTCATCTACAAAGCTCAAGAGCTGTTGGAAGATGTTCCTGGTCAAGCTGTTATTCTGATGAACAAGACTGCTCGCGCGCACTTGGCCATCCAAGCCAGCACCGAAAGCACTCTTGGTCTGCACGAGAAGAACGCTACGTTCCCAGAACGTGTTCCTTCTATCAACGGTATGCCTGTCCTGCTTATGGATACGCTGACCAATGCAGAAGCAACTATCAGTGGTACTTTCTCTTCTGATATCTAGTCGATAGAGAAAAATCGTTCTTAACCAATAAACCCTATCGGGAGATATTAATATGGCAATTATGGATGCCCAAAATGAACTGAGTGATGCTCAGGCTGTTACAGTTACCGCTGTTTCTACTGACGTCATTGACTTGAACGCTTACCCGCAGTTCGCTGGTGGCGAAGACCTCAACCTCATCGTAGACGTAAATACTGCGTTTGCTGGTGGTACTAGTATCCGTGCTATCCTCTGGACTGACGGAACAACTACCGTTACTGATGGTCAAGACATCATCAGTGGTGATGTCGAACTTCAAGCTGATGCTGTAGCTGGTAAGAACCTGCTTACTGTTAACCTTAAGGGCCTCACCCTTGAGCGTTACATTGGTGTGCAGTACGTTGTTGTTGGTACGATGAGTGCTGGCGCTTGCGACGCTTACCTGGCAACCACACCAACTAGCGGTTCAGTTAACCTAGCCTAGTTGAGATAGGGGCACTGCCTTATAACGGGCAGTGCCCTTCCCTTATGATCAATATATTAATCATAAAGCGCTAAATAGCGCACTATTATTAACAAATGAGCTTTTAATGGAGGCAAATTATGAGCGAAGTAGCAACTTACGAATGCAAGAAACAATGTCATATTCCTGTGGTAATCAATGAAGACGGTCACATCAGTAACAAGATGTTTCAACCACAGAACCAAGACGGTACGATCCACAAGAGCCAAGTAGAGTATCATGTACCTACTGGTGAACTTGTACCCCATCACTTCAGACCGATTAACGACATTGCAAAAGGAGACCGTGAAGACCAGATCACTAACCCAGAGAAATATATTGAGACAGCTTATGACATGGGTTGTATCGCTGAGTTTATGGTGGATGCTGGCTTTTACGATGATGAAGTAGTTTACAACGAACAACGTGGTCAGTACGTGACCCGTAAGAGCGCTAAGAAGATTGCACAGGAGTCCATCAAGGACACTATTGGCGATCAGGTTTATCGCGCACTGATTAGTGGTGAGGCTAACGCTAAAGAGTTGAAGAGTCGTGAAGACGCTATTACTGAACTCTGTAAGCTTGGCAAGGATGATAAAGAAACACGTAAGGCTCTGCTTAAGATGTTGAAGGATGCTAACATTACGAAAGGATTCTTCCGAGGCGCACCAGTTGAGAAACTGGCTGGCTTTGTAGTTGACAAGGGCTTGTACGAAGAATAATTAATAGGCTACTCTTGGGAGAACTGGGGGTAGCCTTTTTTGGAGACAGTTTATGAAAGCACAGTTTATTAATGGTTGTGACAGATGTAGGCTAACAGAGAACTGTAACATTATAGTTGACGGTCTAAGGTTTACTGTTCCAAAAGGGTTTCAGTGGGACGGTGCGAGCATACCCAGTGTCTTCTGGTCTTTCCTGTTTGTCACTCCTTTTCATCACACAGTACGTAGAGCAGGATTACTACATGACTTCATGTACTCAAGGCATAGAGACAGAGCACTTGCAGACGCACTGTTCCTAGCACTCATGAGAGATGATGGAGCAAACTGGGCGCAACGAACAATCATGTATCTAGCTGTGAGATGTTTTGGCTGGATCTTTCACAAGGAAGAAGATAATGGCTAACCAAATTGACATTTGCAATCTAGCGCTACGCTACATAGGTGAGCAGCCTATCGGTGCTCTTGACGAGGGCTCAGAAGCAGCTAACGTCCTAACGGACATGTTTGATCTGCTGTACAAGGAAGAGCTTAGAGGCTACCCATGGAGATGGGCTAGTACTACAGTGGAACTTGCAGCTGTGACAGAGACACCGCCTGACTTTGCGTATGTGCATCAGCTACCAGCTGACTACGTGCAGGTACAGCGTCTGATAGAACAGAACAGTGGTGAAACCCTGTATGACCTATGGGATGAGCTCTATGGAAAGTACGTACTACGTAATCAGGAGTGGGAGATCAGAGAGAACAAGCTCTACTCCAATTGGTCAGACGTAACACTCAAGTACACTAAGCTGATCACAGACTACAGCAGTCTAGACCCAACGTTTGTTGAGGCGTTTGCGTGGCGCTTAGCGTTTGCTATTGCACCAAGCATCACAGACAAGCAATCGTACATTGACAGAGCTTATCAGCAGTATCAGATTACCATCAATAAAGCACGTGGACAGAACGGACAAGAACAGAGACGAAGGCTCAACATCAGCAGGGAATACCTTGGAGCCCGTAACTTTTATAAATAATTAGAAAGGAAGGTCATAATGAGTAAGACAATTAAAAATACTTTTTCCGGTGGTGAGTTATCACCTGATATAGAGGCTCGTAATGACCTTGCTAAGTACGCCACTGGCGCAGAACTGTTGAAGAACTTCTTCCCTACCAGATTTGGCGGTGTGAGTAATAGACCAGGTACTGAGTACATAGGAAGTACGCCTTGGGG